TGCACGGATATGACCCAACCATGCAGTGGTGATACCACAAGTCAATGCATTACACTTCTCGTGGATGAGTTTTACGAGACCACAGTCGATAGCGTTGTAATACACATACTTTTGAAAGTTATTATTGAACATATCATCGAGACTCTCACTGTGCTGTACTTTTTTGATACCACAGAGTTTCTCCCCGATATAGTCGAGTTTGTAATTCTCATTGGAGTTCCAAGTCCATTTCTTGTATGCTTTCAAATAGTCGATAAGACCGACGTGACATGGACGCTCAAACTGACCAGTCATTTTATGAGTAGGTGACGAAATGTTTATATTTATTTCAAGTTTTTTCGCCCTGTTTATGATATACCTCCAGTCATATTCCTCAAAGTTCCAACCGGTCATCATAGCCATATTCGGAACAAGTTTGTTCAAGAAGAAATACAACATGTCATATTCCGTATTAAAACAACGGAAAGCGAACTTGAACTTACGGTTTACTTGTGCAAAATGGTCGTCAATTTGCTTTTGAATATCCTCAATTTGTTTCCTGTTTAAGTTCTTGCCGGAAGAAAGAACCATGATAGTATCGTTTGGACAACACACACCGATAACCGTTATCGGTTTATCTGCCTTTTCTGGGTCTGGTTTTCCCTCTTGCATCAAGTTCTCAATATCGATAAAAAACATTTCAGGAAGATTATATGAGAATATCCTTTCCTTTACATCTTCCGGAAGATTGTCAACAATCTCATACATCCTATATCTATTCAAGACATGTTTTGGATTTGTGAGATTTAACTTGTGTTTCCACACCTTGTCTTTGTTCCAGTTTTTGACCGTTCCACCGGGTTCATCTTTTTTATCGATGGGTTCTGTGAGCCAAGTGTACCAATCCTTTTCTTGAATTGGAATCACATCGATGTGTGTCTTGTGGTCATCCCCCCAATAGGAGATTTCCAAATTTGTTCCGTTTTGTACTAAATCTAATAACATATTACTTTTTATTTTTATGTGTCCGTTTAGAAGCGGACAAGTTTAATCAATCTAAATATAACAAATGGTCGTATAAAAAAATATTATTTTTTTTTTGTTATATTTAGACTATAAATAAGATAAAAAAATATATGTGCAATACATACGAAGACTGGTATGAAAAAGAATTTAACAAACATGAATCATTACTAGATGAAGAAATTGTCCTAAAGAATCATAAACTTGTTGATGAAAATGGTGTCGATATTTCAAAAAAGAAAAGTTCCGAAAAAACAGTAGAGGAAAGAATAAAGACATCAAGGTCGTTAAAAATCAAATATAACAAATGGAACCAAGTAGACTTCACAGAAGACAACTACCAACAGGATAAGATAACAATAGACAAAGACTATTCCGAACAAAAAATGTCATCCTTCGACGATGTGGAGTTTGAACAGAAGTTCCATGAGATAATCAAAAATTCAAAATATAAAGCGATACTACTTGACGATGATTGTGAAAAGGTGGTCATCAATTATCAAATTATAAATGACATACTTCTATACATTTATGCACGTATGAAAAACGAATACACATTGTCAAGAATATTTGTAATGGTCTGTGAATATTGTGGAATTAACATACAGACAATGTGGAAAAGACTAAGTTCATACATACAAAAAACCATACTTGAAGAACTCTCGGAATATAGTCCATTGGCAAGTTTGGAATTAGATAAAGAAGAAAACCAATTATTTTAAAAACTATGGAAGATATAAAATTTTTTTCAGTAACAGTAAAGTTGGAAGAAGAGACCGACATGGTAGACAAAGTCGGCAATCCAAAAATCAAAAAGTGGTCTGAAGACTATCTCGTAAGAGCAACGACATCACACGAAGCAAACGAAATCGTCAAAAAAGAGATGGACGGTGTTACCGCCGAATGGAGAATCTCAAAAATTGCCGAAACAAAATTTCTTGCCGTACTTGATGTAAATGGAGAAGTTGAATGTGATATTCAATAACAAAAAGACCGTGAATCGTCACGGTCTTTTTTATTTTAATTCATAAATATAAATAGAATAAATCACTATCAATTATGAATAACCTAAAAGATTATGAAGAATATATAAATGAGGCAAAATCTGTGAGAGAGATTGTGAGAGACCTTGCCCGCCGTTTGTCTTTTGACAAGGACGTTATTAAATTCTTGAACACGTCGAGAGCAAAAAGAACGATGGGTTGGAGAGAGCTTCTTCAAAGTAAACTACACGGTAACAATCTTGATTACATAAACTATATCACAAAAAATATGGTCGCCGACTATAACCCACAGATTACCGGTTATATAAATGTAAGAGACGAAGAGGAAGGGGATTTCGATGAAGAGGAAGAAGAAAAGAACAAAGAAAGAAAAGGTGTCTTGGGTGATGATTTAGACGACATAGAAAGTAGGGTCGAAGATATTGAATATGTGTTAGGAATAGACCCAGACGACAGAGATACCATTGAATATGCAAAAGACACACTAGGTTTAAATACCGATGACAGTGACAGTGACGATGACGAAAACATCGTTGAGGAGGAATAACAATGAACGAATACAATAACAAATACAACAAAGATGACGTATTTATCAGAAATATGATAGTATGTTTCCTTGCTGAATTAAACAAAAAGATTTATTATTATAACAGAGTTGACAACAACACGTTGAATAAAATAAATGTTCCGTGTATGTATTCCATCACCGGACAGGAGAAATTTTTAAAAGATGAATTTTTTTATGACCCAATAAATATGGGAATGGCTATTGGTGATTATGAAAAAGTTCCACGTGTTATTGTAAATCTATCCGGACTCAATATCAATACGGCTGAACAGACAAACAAATATAACCATACGAAAATTGTACGTGAGTCGAATGGAAAGATGAGAACATGTTATTTGAACGTGGAATGGATTCCTGTTCAGCTTTCATTCGACTGCAATCTTGTTTGTTCAAACAACATAGAGTTATTTAAGATAACCGAATGTATCATTTCAAAAATTTACAAAAATCCAAATTACTTCAAAGTTGATTTAGGGATGTGCAATGTCGATGGTGCATTTGAGGTACAAGAGAATTATTCAAACGAAATCCCAACGGAATTCGGTCTTAATGAAAAAAAAGAGTTCCGAATGAATTTCTCAATGGAAATGAAAAGTTTCATACCGGCGTTTGAACACGGACTTCTTCTTTGTGAGATTGACGAAATGCTCTCAAAGATACCGAAAGAAAACAATGGTATTGTCATGTTTCGTGCTGATGACTATGGAAACATGGGAATGAGAACAGGTGGTGTATTGGAAACTTTCCGTGTGTCTGAATATGCTTACAGAATAGAACCACCAGAATTATTGTCCAACACACATAAAGTTCCAATGCAAGCCTTTACCAAAGAAGAATTGGAACAAAAAGATATAAAAGAAGATTTAGTTGTCCGTTTTTACTATTCTCCAGATAAGTAAAATCCACATAAATACTATTATAACACATAAAAAGAAAGATAATGTTAACTCTACAAAATATCTTGAACACAGAAGGTCAAGAATTTATAAACAATCTTTTAAATAAGGAAGTTGTAGTTATCGAGAAATTAAATGCTGCAACATTATCGTTTAAAAAGAAACAATCGTCCGATATGGACTTGAATAGAAAACTCACATTCTATAAAGGTTCCGGTTCAAACAAAAAAGAGATAACCATTGCCGACAAAGTGATGACTACGTTCTATGCAAACGGGATGACTTACTTAAGTAATATGAGTAAACTAATCATAGACAGAATACCGGCGAACTGGACATTTGTATGTAGATATTTTCCAAACCATCAACCAAGTTTCATCAATTATTCAGTACTACCGAAAAACAACTTGGTTCTTTCGTGCATTATAACAAACGGAGGTACCAAGATTGACGACGTTGACGATTTAAGAAGTTGGGCAGAAATGTTTGATATTGCATATCAAGAACCTGTTTTTAAAGGATTTCTTTCTGAGTATCAGAAAGAAAGATTGACAGACTATATTAAAGACGGTTCAAACAACAAAGACTCTTTTGCAAGATTTGTAATCACTTTGTTGAACCCAAGTCTAACACATTCCATCTATCAAGATGATGGATTTGAATCGCCAATTGACGGGTTTATTTTCAAATTCATATCAGATGATGGAATAACAAAACCAATCTCGGCCAAACTCATAGACCCATATATGTCAGGACTCATCGCCAAAAATAAGGCTAAAAAAGGATTTAATGACAACAAAGATGTTCTTTTATCCGATTTCACCATTTTTATGATGGGTCAAGATTTAAATTCAATCATACTCACAAGCAATTCAAATGAAGACAGGTATCTAGAACTTTTCTATACATTGTTCAACAGATACATTAAGTATAAGAAAGCACAACTCGAAGACTTCGATATTGATACAAACGATGTTGTCAAAGAGAGTATTGAAATAGATTTTTCAGTAGATTTAGATAAAATCTCAAATGAGACAACAAAAAAACTCTTGACTGAAAATCCAGAATATCGTAATATATTCAAAACACTTCTTGGAAGTTTCCGTACAAAGAAACCCGAGGATTACAAGTCTCTCGTAATGGCGCCAAATGTTGTCAGAATGTTTAATAGCATGGTTGATAGTATTTCGGAAAAATCCAAAGTCGGTCATAAGAGTAAAAACATGACATTTTCAGATTATCTATCTGCAATCAGACCAAAAGATATCAACACATTGGATATAAACAACGCTCCCGATGAAGTAAAGGATGAGATGGGAATTTCAGAACCAGAACCACAGAGGGAACCTTTGTCATTTGCAGACTTCAAGAAAAAAGACGAGAAAGAAGAAAAAAAAGAAAAAACCGATAAAAGGTTGATGAATATAGAAGATATGATTAAACAACTTAAAGATTCGGTGAAAGATATCACAGACGATGTGAAAAAGACAAGAAATGAGGAAGAGAAACAGTCAGAAGATATTGAAAATTTAAAGAATAAAGAAGAAAAAGAAGAAACCGACACAGAAAAAAAGGACGAAAAAGACGAAAAAAAATCAGATAATCATCCATCTAATGACAACCATGAATCAAAGTCAGATGAAAAAAATGATGATAATGGTTCTAAAGACGACGACGGTTCTGAATCTGAAGACGACGAACCAAAAGACGAAAACAAGGACGACGAGTCAAAAGAAAAGGACAAAAAGGATGATTCTTCAAAAAAAGATGATAAAAATGTTTCCCAATTCGGTGGTTTCTAATTTTTCATAAATATATTAAAGTAAATTTATAAAATGGATAATTTAAACAAAAACATGCTCAATTTGATTGCAAGTTTCAAGAAAACAGGTCAATCAGATGAAGTTATTAAACAAAGTTTATGGCAGATGGGTATGATTCCAGAATTGATAGATTCCCACATCGACTATTACAATTCACATCAATCAGATGTCTATAAACCTTATGTTGGTCCGATAGTAAAAGAAAATAATAACAATATGGAATTGACGTTAGAAAATTTGTACAAAAGTACACTTAAAGCAATAGACGCTTTAAAAGAAATGAGGAACGATGACAAGTTCGGTTTCTCGGCAGCTACAGCACAATCCATCATTGAGCACAATCTTTCAAAACTAAATATCTCAAACGATAACGAGGTTATTCTTAAAGAATGTATCAAAGAAGGAAAAGAGATTGAAGATACACTTGTAAATCCAATCTTAAAATATTCTGTAGCAGAGAATATGTTCTATGATTTGACACAATATGACTGGATTATGCCCGTCTCAGACCTCCGTAAGTCTCTATTCGAGACATTCAGTGGTGACAAATGGGGTTATGTTACAGCAAAATTTGCAAAGAAAATTGCAAAGGATACAAGTAATAAAGCATTTGAAAATCTGTATGATTCACTCATTGACACTTTGATTGATGAAGATAACAAGAGACTCGCCCTTAAAAATGTCTTGATGGAAAACACTTGGAATAGTGATGCAAAGGGAATCCTTAAGTCAATCATTGCAGAAGAAAAAGAAGAACAAGGTCAAATCGACACAAGAATTTATGAAAACAACAATTGTTCCATCCGTAAGAATATTTCTCCTTGTATTGTTGATGGTGAAAACAAAGTGTTCTTCTTGAATGGTAAGAACTATATATTCAATGGAAAAGAACTCAAAGAAGCGAAGGTTACTGACAGAAGATACCTTAACGTACTTGAGGGTCTTTCTTTGATGAAATATGAAGAAGACAAGAATCGTTTTGTATACTATGGAAAGAACAATATGCTTCTCGAATATAGTTGTGATACAGACAAATTCAATCTTACTGGTGTAGATAATTTCTCAGACATGAGTCTTATTGACATGAACGAAACTTTGAAGAGATGTGGTATCTTTGACCGTGAGACAATCCAAATTTGTGAGAAACTTATCAAATTCTACGAAAGTAAAGACCTTCTCACAGAAATCGACACTATCACCACAATCAGTAGAAATGATGTCGCCGGTGTTATGGTCAGTATCATCAATGTTGAGGAAGGAATTATTGTTAACAAAGTAAATCTCCCATTCAACTATAACGAATTAGTTTCTTGCAAAACTGCAACAGAGGCTTGCAATATTATTAAGGAGTTCATCAAATACGATGCAACATCTATCCTTGAAGAGCAATTGAAGAAAGAGGGTGAAGAAAAAGCAATCATTGAGTCAAAAAGAAACGAGATTAAAGATACTCTTGCATTTTTGACAGAAAAGAGAGCAGAACTCATCAGTGCAATCCAAGAAACTAACAACAATGAGCAACTCAAAGAAGCATTGAAACTTGTCGAAGGTGAGATTCGTAAATTTGAAAAAGAACTTCAAGAATCTTACAACGAAAAAAAAAATTAAGTGAATCGTTCATAGATGAACCTTCAGACCCAAGTCAATTGGACTTTAACAAAAAGAAAATGTTAAAGAACGGATATATGGAAATGATTGTAAAGATTCCAGTTGATGGACTCAAAGAAGGTGATGTGGTATTTGCCTTGACAAATGAATTTGGACAAATAGGTGATGACGCTTCAATTGAAGTGTGGAAAAACGAGAAAGACGAAAAAGGTATTATAATACCGGTCAAAAATCTCGAGATAAAATAATAAAAACTGGGAATTATTTTTAATTCCCAGTTTTGTTATATTTATATATATAATAAAATTTAGTCTATGGGTAAGTCTAACACTAAGAAGTACTACCTGGACAACGATGAGCTAAAAACAGAAATTCTAAAATGTAAAGACAGTAAGGTTGCAAGTGAAAAATTAGGACAAATGTTCTTTAAAATAGTTGAGAATGTTTCTAGAAGTTTCTATTGGGAGAATAAAGACGATGGTGATGACTGTAAAGCAAACGCCTTGTTTGATTTATGCAAAAACTTCTGGAAATATGAACCGGAAAACGGAAATGCATTTGCTTTCTGCACACAAATAGCTTACTTCGGAATAGCAGGCGGGAAAAGGATTCTATACCCCAAAAAGTATGAAGGTACAGTTTCACTAACTTGTATCGATGATGACGGTAACAATTTTGAAATGTACAACATTTAAAGAGACAACAAAGTTGTCTCTTTTTTTTTTATAACCATAAATACAATATATATTATATTTTATTATGGGTAACAATTTGTTTCAAAACGACAACATAGTAGGAAATTCATTAATCGGTTTCGAATTTAAAGCCATTTTCGATATGGACGACAATTCATTAATTGAAAAATTAAAAAATGTTCTAAATAGGGAAATCTCGTTTTCAAATATAGAATACAAGTTACTTGAACCAACTAATAGTACGGCTATCTTAATGAAAGACGGACAATATTCTATTATAAAAACCGCCCTCTATAATTATTATGAGGCGGTTTATGTAATGCCTAAGATTTTAGAACTTCTTAAAGAAATAAAAGAAGTAAGAAACACATACATACATTTCGATATTGGTTTCAATGAAGATTTCTGTGAAGTAAAAAATTTAAATATTGTTAAATTTATTTTGGAATTAAATGAAGACAGTATTTTAAAAAATATCGGTGATGTTACACAAAATGGTGAATTTAAGAAACTTACAGACATTAAACCAACTTCATACAATGATTGTACAGATAAAGTTCAAAAACAGATAGAATCTCTCAAACAACTTGATGAAGATGATTCAATCTACGGAATAGACTTTTCAAAAGTAAATACCGGTATCATAATATTTAAATATGCTGAGAATATAGATTACAGAAACAAATGGGAAGGTATTCTGAAATCATTAAACCATACAATATCCACACTATATAATTCTACAAAATACAACGAACTCACAGATGAGCAAGTAAAAAAGATAGACGATTGGAATGAGCAGTACGATGAGTATGAAAAATCATTCAGATGTTTTGAACTTTTCAACGAAAGATTCAAATCAATAAAAATAACGGTAGATTTGAACGACGATAAATCTGTTATTGATGTGATATTTCCATCAATAAAGGAAAAATTATTCGACATAGTTATCTGCAACAACATCCGTACAGCAGAAATAAACTACGATTCGGATGTATCCAAATTACAAGTTAAAGATATAACTCTAAAAGGTTGTTACCATTTAAAAGATGTAGATATAGTTGATAGTGAGATACAAAATTCAAACATCAGAAAATGTGACATCTATGATACAAAGATTACAAATAGCAATATCATAGAATGTAACTTATTCGGATATGCAAACTGCAAAGACTCAAAATTCAAAAATTGTTTTATCAGTAGAAACATAGAATTAAAAGATTGTGAAGTTACTGGTAAACTAGGAAAATTTGGTGGTACGATGAAAGGAGGTACCTTGAAAAACACAACGGTTTTGGTAGATAGTGCAGACATACACGATGATGTTGAAAAAATAAATGTAAACGAGATAATGTAATATGTTGAAAGAAATATATGCAATTCCAAACGGAGAAACTCGATATAAAAAAGACGTGATGGAATTGACAAGTGAATTAGATGTGATAATACAGCAAGTTGACCTTTTACTATTCACAAACAAAGGTGATGTGTTGATGATGCCGGAATTTGGTTGCAACCTTGAACAATATCTATTCGAGACATCATTCAACGAATCTGTCATAAAGTCGATAATTATGAACCAGATAAATACTTTCATTTACCTTAAAGGAACATATACGGTCGATGTAGATGTCAGTTTCATTAAATGGGATTTCAATGTCGCCATGGTGGTAGATTTAACAATCAACAATAAAAAGGTAGCAAGCTATCTAATTTAAAACAAAAAGGGATATTTTTAATAAATATCCCTTTTTGTTTCATAAATATACTATATAATCAATTATAGAATTTTATGTTCTTATCGAAAGCAAGACTTAAAGCGTCAGAACTCATTGAACAAGCAGTTACATTTTTAGTTTCCAAATATGAACAAGCAGCCCACGTTTTCACACCGGCATCACCATTCGGACAATTGTTGATTGTGATATCAAATATGGCCGAACTTATTTTCACGTACATCACACACTCGGCAGAAGAGTTGAATATTTCAACTGCACAAAATGTAGAAAGTATTCACGGCCTTGCAAGACTTACCGGACACGATGCTTATCGTGGTGCTTCTGCATATGGTGTAATGCAGATAAAATTGAATAATTCATCACTTGATTATATTAAAGGAAATTATTTGACAATTAATAATTTCACAAAGTTTTCAATAGCAGAAACAAGTGCAAATTATTTCATAAATCTTCCTAACGACTATATCCGTATTTCAAAATCTGAAGACAATTTTATAAATATAAACTATATCCAAGGTGATATTGATTCCCAAACATTTATTTCAGACGGAACACCTCTCCAAACATTTAACCCAGTTGTAAAAAATATGACTGACAATGATAATGTCACGGTCACAGTAAATGGTAAAGAATGGAGAAAAGTTGAGAGTCTATATGACATGCCCGCCGACGATGGATATAATGAAGATTGTGAATGTTTTATGGTCAAGTCATCTGTAAATGTAGGATTGACAATTATATTCGGAAACGGACATTTTGGAAAGATTCCAGAAAATGGTTCAAATATAGAAGTCACATATATCAAGACCGTTGGATATGCCGGTAATGCACATTCCGACAATCTCACATTTGAATTTACAGATACGGGTATAGACGAGATGGGGAACGAAGTAGATTTGAATGAAGTACTCTTGATAAAAAGTGTGACACCACCGACGATGGGTTGTGACTATGAAGACCCAGAATTTACAAAACTTATTGCTCCAAAGACAAGTAAGTCATTCGTTCTAGCAACACCAGAAAACTATGTCAGTTTTCTTTCAAAATATAATCAATTCTCATTCATAGATGCTTATAACACAAAGGATGATGGAAACCTTGAAGATGATAATATTGTTTATTTGAGACTTATTCCCAACATTAAAAAGAAACTATCTTCAACAGAAGACTATTTTCAACTTCCGGAAAAGGAATACTTCTTAACGGATGATGAAAAATCAGCGGTTATACAAGCAATCGAAGACTCAGGTCAAATGTTGATTTCATCTGAGGTTTATATCGTAGACCCGGTTATTAAAAGATTTGCAATCAATGTAATTATCAGATATTTCGAAAATGCAAACAAAACTGCAATAAGAACCGACATCAGAAACATTTTCGGAAAGTATTTCTTGAATATAAACAGAAGAGACATCATACCTTTGTCGGATTTGATTTCTATTGTAGAAGGTGTTGAAGGAGTCGATACATGTGATGTTTTCTTCACAACAGAGGAAAACGAGAATGCCATCAAATACGGATACTACACAACAACCAAGCAAAGATGGAATAACTACACACTAAGATACGAAAGTGTCGATACAAGAATATATGTGAATACAGGTGAAGACCCACAGGTAGGATTCGACAGTTTCGGAAACATAATAGTACCAGAAAACTGCATCTACATACCAAAAGGTGGTTGGAGAGACAGAAACGGTAACTACTACACCGAAACACCGGAAACCGGAAAACTTGGTCCGTTGAACATATTCTTCACAGATGAAGTTGATGACACCATATATAATCAGACAATGCAAAAAAGATTTGCAAAATTATTGAACAAGTAATATGGATACAAGTAAGAACACAGATATAAACATTCTGAAATACAAAGGGTTTGATTCTATTTACGACCAAATTAATACAAGTAGATGGAAACTCAAAAACCTTGGATACAAATATGAAGACACACTCTTTGAGGACAATACGAGTAAGTATCTCCAAAGAAACACAATGATGGTAAGTATGTTTAAACATCTCAACAAAATAATGTCACATTTAATTAACAGTGTTAAATATTTGAGAAACTATAACAACTACGCCGTACCAAAAGATTATAAATTTATAAACTAATGAATATAAAAAATTTAGTATTTTTCGACAATAGTGGATACAATTTGAACTTTGAGTGGAATAATTCACTAAAATTATGGGAAGGAAATATTTATTTTCCAAAAGTGAGTGTTGGTCTATATGCAAATACCAACATATACATCATGGAAAAATTCACTGAAGGGTCTGGTTCAGACATTGAAGAGTATTACTATTTTCCACAAAAAGATGAGTCCGGCAACACTCTGACATTTTCGTGGGATATACTGAATACGTTTGTCGATGAATTTTTTATGTTCGATTTCGACACGACATACTATGCCTTACACGACTATGAAACTTCGGCTTTAGAATATACACCAAACAACGGTCCGGAACTCGAGACATTGATTGTAAAAACATTTGACAAGTATGAAGTGGAGTTAGACGACAATCTTTCAACAAAGGCTCTACCTTTACATATTGCATTCTCATCGCCAGCCAAATTTGATGCAACAACATTCAAAAGAACATTGGATATTTCTTATGGTTCAAGAAAAATTGCAAGAATAACATTTTTTGCTGAAACCGTAGAGGAAGACGAGCGTCTTAAAGTACTAAACAAAAACTTAGGGTACAATATCAAACCGGAAGATACAATAATCTTTAAAGATGCAGATATCAAAGAAATTTATCCAGACTATAAGTTATTGAATGAAAAAAGAAAAGAACTTATGATAGAGGGTCATAACATTTACCCGTATATAGGTTCATATAAAGCAATCATAAACGTAATCAAATATTTCGGTTATGAGAACTTGAATATAATAGAATATTGGAGAAACGTTGATTTCCAGAGTGAAAACTTCGGTAAGATATTTGCAACGTCAAAATACAAACTCACGAACAAAGAAACTATAAACGTGAGTGGTAAAATTATACCCATACCAAACAAAAATTACAGGAAACTCAACAATATATCGCTTGTTTACACTATAAACCATCCGACAAAAGAGTTCGACCATCTTGAACTTCCACTTGTTAAAGAAGATTTCGACTTTACTATGGAAGAGGTGTTAATTAAACTTTTCGCCCTCCGTAGAAAATTGAATGCCGAATTTATGCCATCATCATCAAGAATCGTCAACATTATCGGAGAAGGTTATTATTTTGGACTGGAAGATGTTATAAACAATGCCGTTACACCGGATGATGAGAAAACGTTTGAAAAGAAAAGACTGCATCATCCAAGTATATCTATTTTCCCAAGCACTAAAATATTCACACCAAAAACCAAAGAGGTTGATTTTGTAGATTCTTATTCTTATGTTGAAGACTTGACTGAGAACTTACCGGATGGGTTTGAATTTCACACATGTACAACACATATAACGGACAACAGACAATTCAGACAATATGCAATAGAACAATACTATGATGTTGAAATAGAACCAAATTTCTATAAAATAAATTTGGAAACTCCAATATCAAATGTAAGTGATGTCCCAATCGAATTGGCAGAAGAAGAATATCTAGGTGGAGATTCTGATTTAGACGTATTGAATAATATATATTCATTTGAAAAAATACCTCTCGTCAATGACATATCGGACGATGAAAGTGATAGTGGATACTACAAGAAAGGACTCACAGACTATTATGAAGAATACTACAACAAAGTAATGTCTGGAGAACTTCCAGAGATAGAGTTTGAACCAAATTTTCACAAGGATGAAATGGATATAAAACCATCGGCAAAAGTCATCCTCGAAAACACATCATTCGATACGGTTAAATTCAGACAAATTTTGGACACATTCGGTGACTCTGATTTAAACGGAATGACATTCGGAAACATAGACACCACATATTATGGGTTTGAAGAAATAAGATGGGTTGTAAAAACATCCGAAAACCAAGATGACGAGGATTTGAAAAAGATTGGTGAGGATTCCACATTTGAAGCACGTGATTTCACATACGACACCGATTTTCAAAGTATATATGATTTCAGAAAGATACTAGTTGAACTTCCATTTGTTGGATATTATGATGTAGAAATGACATTCAAAAATGATGATGGGACTGTAAAATATACTTTCGAGAAAGCTATAAAGGTCGAACCATACAATCTTGACATACGTGGTTTTTACTATGATGCAAGAAGTCTTCCGGAAGATTTACAATATGATTTTAAATCTTATGACATAGAAGTGGTTGATGGTAGTGACAGTGATACTACAAACGACTATATCGACTTCATCCATAGAAGACTAACCGACATGTCGAACTTTGCACTCAATGAAAGACTTTATGAGACAGACAGAGATAAATCGATGCCATTGTATGGTATAGATGACGATGGTTTAAGATACACCATCAATTCTGGACCATATGGGGGTAGTTATATAAATGAAAGTTGGTATCTACTAGACAATCTAAATTATGATATAACTTCACTTAATCCTGAATTAAATATTGAAAGTGCTAGATATATTAAAAATGCAGTGGATGTAAAACCATACACATGGTTCCTGTTAGGGTTTGATGAGTCAAAGATAACAAGTGTTGTCAATCCAAAATGGAAACTTACAAATCTCACAAGGGGAGAATCCGTTGAACATGAAGGAAGATACTTTACACTTCTTTTGAAAAAGGAAGGTGACTATATGATTGAACTCTCATTGGAAGATACTAACGGTAATAAATATAGTACAAAGAGAAATATCATCATAGTCGATAAAGATGCAAACTATAAGTTATACAAGTTATTCAAAGAAGACTACGATGCATCCGTAAAAGAAAACGAACAAAGAGATGCAATGTTTTATCAGAATCTTGCACGACTGAGTACATCAATGACAATAGACAATGAATAAAATAAACAAAATAAAAAAAAATATGGAAGATATTATTTTTAATAAAAGAGACGATGAAACACCAGTTTTAGTAACAGAACCTGAGACAACAGAAATAGTTCCATCAGTTGAACCGAATGACATTGTGATTCCAGAATCACCAGAATGTCGTGAAGGTGTACCTTGTGATTGCCCAACTTGTGACACTCCAACTTGTGATTGCCCAACTTGTGATTGTAACACGGAAAACATCCCAACTGAAAATTTAACCATTGGTGAATTTTTCGGAACACTTATAGAAAGTATTCCAATTACATGGAAATACCATCTCAAATCAAGGAAACATTCTACACATGTTATTCTTGAAGAATATTATGAAGATGCACAAGAAATAATCGACAGAATCATTGAGAGTTACCAAGGTAAATTCAATATGGTAATATTTGAATATGGTAACCGTATATTCGACGATGAAAAAGAAGATATACTATATCTGTCAGAACTTAGAGATTTTATACAGAATGGTAGAGATATGTTTGATGAAATTGTATCGTCATCTGAAATAATGTCTGAGATTGACACACTTTTAAGTTTGCTTGATTCAACATTATACAAACTAAAAAATCTCACAGAGTCAAAAAAACCATTCAAAACATTTGAAGAGTTTATAAAATAAAAAAAAAAAGAATCCCATTGGGATTCTTTTTTTATACTCTTGATGGTTCCATTTCTATGTTTATCTTGTTAGCCGCCCAACTTGTAGTGATAATTTTCTGGTCTATTGTATTGGAACTGAAATCAAATTCAAGACCGGAAACACCAGTAAAAAGTAAATCGACAAAACTTATTCTATACAACACTTTATGATTACAGTCAAGTATTTCCATACCGGGTGGTTTTGGAAGATATTTATCCTTAATTTCGTAATAGTATATAAACAAATCACATAAAATACTCCAGATAATATACGATTGGTCTAATTCAAATGTTATCGTCATCTCTTTCCTGAATAGATAGTCTGGATATGCATCAGAACGTGAAATTCTTCCGTATGGAGTTCCGGAATCTACTTGAAGAATAGGTTCATAATTCTGTGGATTGACTTGAAGTTCAACTGACTTAATTTGAAGATTGATGAAATCTATGACAGTATCACACATAATACCTGGTATCCTTTTCAGAACAGGTCTATATTTCTCTTCAATCTCATCCGGTACAAAAACCTTTGGAAAATGAAACCTAAAATTATTATTTTTTCCAGATAAAAATGCCATCTTTAATATCTAATTTTAATATATTTATGAGATATAAAAAGGGTGTGGAATATTTCCACACCCTTGAAACAAAACAAGAAAGAGTACTCTTTTAATCCGTAATAATCCTAACCGTCTTTTTCACGGTATCGACATTCGATACACCGAAATGTACTTCCTTACCAATCTCAACGTTGTTCATATCGACAACCTTTCTTGACAAGAAGAATGTAATATTATTGAAATTTGGAGCAGACACCACGACACCATTATCAAATGTATTCTTGATGACACCGGTAAGGACATACTTATTATCCTTATCGACAGTTTCCTTCAAATTGTTCCAACCCTCACTCTTACTGTTTGTCTGGGTTATAGTAATCCTGTCGTTAACAACACTCTCGACATAGAACTTAATCGATTCACCAACTTTGATTTCACCATTCTTGAATTTATTCTCAGTCTCTTCATTCATCTCACTTACAGACAAAAGTGTAGGAACACATTCGTCGATGAGGATGAATACACCGAAAGGTTTGATGGATGAAACAATACCTTCTATAAGGGATGCCTTATCTGCATTTTCAAGATTATAAAGTACATCATCTTTTTTAGTATTCAAGAACTCCTTGTGTGATACGACAATACTATCTTTCACTTTAGCAACAGGCATAACATACATTGACTTACCAATCAAAGTGTTATAATCTTCGAGAGGTACAACATCCGATTCACTTCCTGGCATGAAACATTTCAAACCACTAACATCGACAATGAATCCATTGAACACTTTGGAAGAATTGAACACAATATCCTTGACAACACCGACATATGCTGAAGTTGGTGTTTCAATCTGCTTAATTAGTTCAATACGAAGTCTTTCCAACTGAGCACTCTTGGAAGCTGCATCGGCGATAATCTTACCATCCTGTTTGGTTACTACAACTTCAATAGGTTTACCAATCTCCATCTCATCCTTGATGGAAGATGTGTTCTTTGACGAAAGGTCAATTGTCGTAGAATGTTTTTTGGAAAGTGAAATGTCTGCAACATTGTCGTTAAATGAATTTACGACACCTGTACAAATACCCTTGTATGAAGAATTGTCATAAGATGAAATCACCTTAATATCATCTGAGTTAAATGAAGCATCATACATCTTCATCAAATCCAACACATACGGTTCTTTACAAAGGATTTTTTGATGTCCGTTGATTGGGACAACCACTTTCTTGGATTCAAGTGGATTTTCCGGATTTATAATTTCAATCGTTTGAGTCTTTATTTTACTCATCTAAAAAAATTTTATGTGTCTTTCGACACTGGTTAAACACTACAAGTTATTTATGATTGGTGTGTTTTGGTTTTAAACACACCAATCACATAATTAAAGTTAAGCAGAAACCTCTTCCTTTGTAGTCATTTCTTCTGGAATATCATTCTCACTCTGAGAAAACTCAGTATCAATATTCTGCAAATACTTTGCATACTCACGAGCAGTCTCATATTCATTCTGAATCTGACGGACGGTTTCACCGATGTTCTTACCACAGTTTGCCCAGCAAGAAAGGAACTCCTTGGCGGTATTCCAACCCTTACCCTCAATCTTGTTCAACATGAAATCTTGAAGTGCAAGTACGTTACCTGAACGTAACATAATAATACCATCAAAATCCTTTGAACGGACGAAACCACGATTCTCTTCGAGATTCTTTGTAAGTGTCATAAGTGCAGGAGCCGTCTTGGAAGTCCACACCATAGAATGGTTGCAGAAGTCAAGAAGTTGATTGAACGTCCTACTGTTAACAATATTAATATGATACTCACGAGACACTTGTGCTGTTCTTTCATTGTCAAACAACTCGGTTGCTGCATCAAGATATGGTTTCAACTCAGACTGTTTAAAAGACAAAGATGCAATCTCATCCTCAAGTTTCTTCAGTTCAGAATCAGCGATTTCAACAACACCTTTCTTTGCTTCAAACTGTTTAGATGTTTCACCATAAAGAGTCTTTATACTCTCAAGGTCTTTAAGATGAACATCGAACTCACTTTGTTTTGTTTCGAGTTCTCTTCTTTTCTGATTAAGAGTCTCGATTCGATTAGAAACCTCTTCTATTTGTTCCTTAGTAATTTTTTCGACCTCTGTCGTTTCTGTTTTGATTTATTAACACAAATTTTAAAATATTAAAAAATTCTATATTAAATATAACAAAAAATTATTACTTTTCTTTTAAAGATTTTACCAATTCATCCAAAGTTTTGTATAAATCACCAGGATGATAATCTGCATAACCGCCTAATTTGTAAGTTTCCTCTTCTATAATTCCACCATCAAGAAAAAATCCTTTCGATTTCTCCTTCGTAAATAATATAGATTCTATTCTCTCTTTTCTAATTTTATTGTCAAAAAGAAAATAAACGATATCACCTAAATTAAAAGTCGTATTATATGTCATAATTCTTTAAAAATTTTTTTTATCAAAGAGTTAATAAGTTCATCTTTTGTATCAAACACATCTTTATCATACACCTCTATGTTATACTCATAACCACACCTAATACCTATATATTTTACAGAGAGTCTACTAGTAGATTGTAACGTAGCATATACTTCTATTTTTTTAATGAGTATCTCCACTGGCATATTATTAACCATACACCAACATTTATCACCAATATCGTATTTTGTACTTATTTCCATGATTAAAACAATGTTTCTTCCTCTTTTTTATTTTTTGTTTCTTTTTTATTTGTCTTTTTAACTATGACACAATCTTTATTATCAAAAAAATTCTTTTTTATAAGGTCAAGTGTTTTAGTAATAGTTTCTTCGTCAAACATATATGCTTCCTCCAACTCTCTCATCCCAATCTCGTTTATCTCCATATATTTCTCCAAAACACAATCCTCATATTCACTGAGGATTTTATCCTTCTTTTTCTTTTGTGAAATTTTCAATTTCAAGAAAGGAGGTAAATCCGTGTATCTTGTTGCAAGCATTGCCACAAGATTAGAAGAAAGTTCTGGGTCGGAATCAAGATTATTTACAAGATTACACTGAATCGGATATTGGGCAGAAAACAGTCTCTTTAACATAAACGAGTGCTTTCTTTTGTCTACACTCGACACTGCACCGGAATTTCTGTGACAGAAACAATTTAATACTTCGAATAGTTCCATATCTTAAATATAACAAAAAATTAATCTTGAATAAAAGATAAATCACCATCATCCTTAACATCTTTCAAGGCGTTTATCTGAATGGTACTTTTATAATCTTTGAATCTTGATTTTGAGAATATTTTCTCTTTCGTTATCTTTGAAATAACAGCATTGTTTTTCAACATCTCTTCATTTATGTTTGCATCCATGTCTTTAATGATATAATCGGGAATACTTTCCTCCGTCAAAGCAACAAGTTTTGCATTTGTCTTGATGTTTTCAAAAAGCATTCTCTTTGTGAAATTATCATCCTTTATCTTTGCAATATCATATATAACATTACAGAGTATTTTCAACGCTTCGTCGTTTGAATAGATTGTATAGTTAAACTTACATCCTAGTCTCTTTATAAATTCCTCATATATTTTTTCAGTGGTTTTGATACCGATACCCTTAGACCTTGTTGCCCCGTCACCTTGTTTATAATACACGGGATAGATATTGTCAGACTGGTCTCCGGAAACGACTTTTGTAAATCTAACGACCTCTGGTTCCACAACCTCAACATCAACACTCGATACAAACTTTCTAAATGGGTCACTCTCAATGGAAACTGCAAAAACTTCACCAAATAAATTCTCAGACGAAAGATTTGTCTTTTTTTCCAAATCTTTGATAAAGTCATCACTTTCTTTGCTAACATATAACTTATTGGTCAATGGAGCATATTGAATTATTTGCACACCATCGACACATTTAACCAATTGGGTTAAATCCCTGTCGGTGGAAAAAATGAGAGAAGACTTTCCATTTTTAAAAAGAGACTCACTCCAGACATAAATCAAATCGTCACCCTCACTATGCTCAACTTGTGAAACCTTAATCCCAAGATTCTTTATAGTTTCGGTAAAAGAATTTGTTACTTCAGCGAAACTTTCCTTATTAATATTATCTTGAACTTTCTTACGATTTCCTTTGTATTCCCTTTGTAGCAACAAATCTTTTCTCCATGGATGTGGTGAATCCTTCACGAATACTATATCGTTGATAATCGGATTCATCTGTTTCACAATATTACAGAAATCCACCATCAGTTTCTTCTCATAAGCGTCTTTGTCTTTTTGTGTGTTCAAAACTTTTGTACTCCCTTGTTTAAACACACCCCACAAACTTCTGAAAAAGAAGTTATGTCCATCTATTATCAAAGTAAATCTTTTCATATTACTAAATATAACAAAACTTTTACAAGTCAATATAATTTGTTATAAGTCTAACCTTCGGTTTATGATAGGTCATAATCGTTGGAAAACTTGTCAAAAAATCAATCCCGTCTTCTCCTATTGTTTGTATTAAATCATAATTATTAGAAAGCACCATATTCATAAAACTAACATAATCATCAAAATCGAAATCAACATAAAACTTCCTATTCATATAATCATTCGGAATATACCCATAGAAAATAAACATATTGTTAAAAAAATCGACAGCATTCTTATCCAAAGAATCACTCAGATACATCTCTATTTTCTTGACTTTATATATATTGTTAAAAAAATCATGCTTTTTTTCTTCATCCAATTCAGATTCAGATTCAGAATTTAAGGCATTTTCAAACAAATTCAAATAATTGTCATCATTAACAAATGTAACTGTTATACATCGTAAATTACGGAAGACCCTGAAAATACTGAAAATACACTCCAATCCAAACAGAGGAATTTTATTTTCTTTACATTCATTATAGCAATTCATCAAAACATTCACAACGTCATTGGAATGTAGATTCATAAATTTTACACAATCATTTTCTTCCAATATAGTGAATACAATCCCACTATTTTTCAAAGAATTATAAAATTTTAAAATAGAAACATTCAGCAAAGGAACTTTAACATCGATTTCATAAACTTGAAGAAGTCTGAATACAAACTTATTATTTTCCATTTTACCCATAAATATAAAATAAAACCATTCACTTAAAATATAACAAAACTATGGACATTAAATCACTAAAACCGGTAGCTTACGGAAAATTTAGACAAGGATACTATAATCCGATTCATCCGGAAAAATATGTAACAAACAAAAATCAAATCATTTATAGAAGTTCGTGGGAACTTCGTTTTATGAAATGGTTGGATACATGTATTGATGTTATCGAATGGGCATCGGAACCGGTTTCAATAAAATATTTCTATACCATAGACCAAAGAATACATACATACTATCCAGATTTTTATTTTTCATACAAGAAGCAAGACGGAAGAATACTAAAATATATAGTTGAGTGTAAACCATCTAACCAATTAAAAGAACCAGAACCTCCAAAAAGAAGAACGATAAACTCAATAAAAAACTATAATTACTTAATGGAATGTTGCATCAAAAACTCTTGTAAGAGAATAGCAGCTAAAAAATGGTGTGAAGAAAACGGATATCACTTTGTATACTTGACTGAAAAGTCAAATTTAAATTTCTTGTAAAAACTTTTATATTATGATATAAACAAATGAGCCATAATTTTTGTTTGTATTAATCATAAATATATTACATAAAAACAATCATTTAGATGCCAAAAGCAGTAAGTTTGAACGATGTCGCCGGTATGTTGTCTACTAGGGGTGACATATCTACAATAGGTGGTGCAATCGGATGTATGTCGGCAATGATAAGTGGTGACGCCAGGGATAAGGAAAACACCACTAGTAACGACATTAAAAAAATACAAGAATTTATTCTCGGTGACGGTGGAAGTCTGTCATCGATGATTGATAGTATACATGAGGCTATAGCAGACCAAACTATTGAAATTCAAAAAATAATTGAAGGAAACAGAGAAAAGAAACTTGTAAAGTCTGATATTTCTAAGATGATTAAGACTGCAACCGATGGTCTTGAAAAAAGACTTGACCGAATTATAGACTCGTTAAGAAAGATTGGTAAAGACCAAGGTGGAAGTATGAAATGGGGTAAAACAAAAAGAGAAAAGGATTCTATCGAACAATTCAGACTTTCATTGAATGACAAGAAAAAAATGAAAGAAAGCAAGATAGGAAAACTTGTTTCTATGCTCAGTGAATTGAAAGCGGTTTCCCTCAAAGACCTTTTGACATTCAGACCGAAACTTAAACTTCTTGATAATCTTAATCCACAGATTAATTCACTCGCTAAGAGTATAAATTCAAAAAATGTTGCAAAGGTTTCTGATTTCTTGGAGAAAAGTCCAAAGATGTTCGAGAATTTAAATCTTTCGATTAGGTTGGCGAGATTTATAAAACAGAAAGAACTTGACAAGTTTTACGACATACTCGGTGTAGGTGATGAGAAAAAACCACGAAAGAGGTCCATTTTAGGCCTTCTGACGAGTTTTAGTGAGTTGAATGAGGCAACATTAAACAAATCCAAAAAGAACGTCGCCACGGTCTTTAAAATGGTCCGTGATATTTGTTCCGGAGTTGCAGTGTTGGTTGTTGCCACACCCGTGATACTCGCCGCCGGTATTTTGTCAAAACCTTTAGAATGGGCTTTCTTTGGTTTCAATAAGAAGGGTGATGGTGGAATAATGGGATTGTTAACTAAACTTTCAAAGAAAAGAAAGGTTATAAGGAATGCCAATGAAGCCATCGTGTCGATGAGTTTTGGATTTGTTGCACTCGGTGCCGGTCTCGGTCTGTTGTTCTCACTCACCAAGAAGATAGAGTGGGTGCAACTTGCAAGAGTTGCCGCTACAACTGTTGTCTTTGGTACACTTACTACTTTACTGGGTAAGTTTAAGAAACCTATTAAAACGGGTGTAGAGTCGATGTTGATGTTGTCGGCGGGTATGGCCGGTCTTGGAATTGGTCTCGGTCTGTTGTTTAAATTGACCAAAGGTGTCGATTGGGAGCAGATGGCGATAGTCGGAACATCAGTTCTTGGATTTGGACTTATCGCTGCAACATTCGGTAAGTTCGACAGAACTATACAGAAAGGTTCTATTGCAATGGTTATGATGAGTCTCGGAATAACCACACTCGGTCTTGGAATGGGTGTGTTGTTCGGATTGACAAAGAATATAACATGGAAGCAGATGGCCGTCGTTGGTGCAAGTATGGCAATGTTAGGTGTCGTGACACTTGGTCTCGGTGCAATAAACAAGACCGGTATGGTTGTTGAGGGTGCAATCGCTATGGGTGTTCTTGGGTTGGCTTTGATACCATTTGGTCTTTCCATGAAACTTCTTATGAGTTCAGTAAGAGGTTTGAAGTGGAGTGAGTTTGGTATGTTTGCATCAACAACGCTTCTACTCGGAGGTGCAGTAATAGGACTCGGTGCATTGATGTGTACCGGTGTCGGTGCAATCGCTTGGACGGCGGGTCTCGCTGCAATAGGAGGTCTTGGTCTCGCTCTTATACCATTCGGTAAAGGAATGCAGCAAGTTTCAAAAGCAGCAAAGGGAGTAGACAACAAGGCAATTGAAAATTTGGTAGATTCCGCTAAAAGGATAATAGTTACATTGAGTAGTGCAGCAACGAGAAAAGAAAGACGTAATGCAAGAAAGAATGCAAGGTTGATGAAGTCGATAGGTGGTAGTCTTAACAGTGTTGCTAAAAGTCTTAAAACATTTAACGAAGTATCTTCATCGTCAATAGAGAAAGCAATAGATTCTATCAAGAAAATATCTGAATTTTTCTTCGGTGAGAAAGGTATGACCAAATATGGACTTGATTGGAAAAAGAGAGTAAAGGCTAAAAAAGAAGCAGACACAATTGGACAAGTTTCTAGTATAATGCACAGACTTTCAACTGGATTAAAGATATTCAATGAAGTTGCACCATCATCGATAGACAAGGCTATGGATGCAGTCAAGAAGATTGCTGAGTTTTTCTTCTCACCGAATAGTGGGTTGAACAAACTCAATGCAAGTTGGTCTAACAGACGTAAGGCAAGAAAGACATCAGATACCATCGTTCAAATCTCAAACTGTATCTTTAAATTATCAAAGGGGTTGAAAGATTTCAATGAAGTCAGTGAGAGTTCGATAAGTAAGGCAAAGAAAGCAATACACAGTATTGCCCATTATTTCTTCTCACCAAGTAGTTCGTTGAATAAGATGAATGTCGATTGGATGAAGAGAAAGAAAGGTAAGAAAAATGCAGACGCTATCGGTGCAATCGGTGATTCAATGTATAAAATATCAAAGGCATTGAAAGAATTTAATGAGATAGGTGATAAGGCGGTTAACAGAATGATGGAAAGTGTCGATAAGATTGCAAACTATTTCTTCGACAACAAGAAAAAGGTGAATACCGGAAAGTCTTGGAAGATTCAACGTTCTATGGAATATATTGCAGACGGACTTAGTTACTTCGACGATAAGACAAAAGATATTGATAGTAAGAGATTACTTGAAAACTTCGATGTATTTAATAAAGTGTCTTCACAAATTCTTGACAAATGGAAGACCGATTATAGAGACACTGCAACCGACATCAATAAGAGTATGAGTATTCTTGTTAATTCTTTCAATGATGCCGGTAGAAATTACAGAAAGAGTGTGAAAGCAACTACAACTCTTTTTAAACAGATGTCTAATCCGAATTTCGCCGCTTCGGGAAAGACTATGAGAATTGCATCTAACTTTGTCAGAAGTGTAAATGCAGTTGATATTGATAGAGCATCTTCATTAACTGACATGTTTAAGTCGTTTGCTTCAATAGGTAAAGCGGGAAATGTTTTTAGTAGGTTTGACAAACGAGTCAAACAATTTACGGAAGCATGTATCGAACTTGTCAATGCAATTAACGGTAATACTGAAGCTTTGAACAATAGTGACGAAGTTGTCACTGTTAAGAATGAGTTCGGAGAACAAGAAACCGTGAAGAGAAAGGATGCAGAACTCATGCCTAAACAGATGGTTATATTGAATGTCGGAGACCTTGCAAACGCTATTGCAGACCAATTGAATAGTTTAAGTGTTGATTGTGATGCAAATATCAATCTCCAAATCAACAGTGAATCTGGAAATGAATGGAGAATTTCAAGAATGTAATTTTTTTTGTTATATTTAATGTAATAATAAAAATATTTTTATGGAAGATAATATAAATTTGACTTACGAAGAGCAAGTAGAAAGAGAGTTTAACTTGTCACAGGAACCACAACAAAATGATATTATAAAAGATTTGGGTAAGGTGGATATTACAAAAGGAACTCATAGTGATGGTGTGCAAGATGATGAGAATGTTAAGAGAATCAACAATATGATTGGTTATTTAAACGTTCCATTGGAAACACTTCCTTCACAAGGAAGATACTATCCGGAAAATACAAGAATCAGTATCAGGGCTGCCCGTGTCGGTGAGATACGTGAGTTCTCAACTATTGATGAGGAAGACCCAAAAGATGTCGCCGACAAACTTACATATATCATTTCACAATGTTGTAAGATTTATTATGGCAATGTACCAGGTCATTATAAAGACATTATTGTCGCTGACCGTATTGTATTAATTTTCAAGATTCGTGAATTGACATTTGTTGATGGTCAGTCATCAATTAAAATTCCGGTTCCAAACGGGGCGTGTAAAACGGTTGGTTGTAAACCACAGGAACATATTTTGTTTAATTCAAATATGTTCAAATTTATGAAACCGGATGAGGAACTTGAAAAGTATTATGACCCAATTAATCGTTGTTATAACGTACACACAAAAAGCTTTGGGATGATTACTCTATATATCCCTACAATCGGTACTTGGACTGCTGTGTCTGATTATGTGAGGAATGAATTGCAGAATAATCGTAAGATTGAAGAGACTGTTTCAGAAATGGTTCAGTTTCTTGTAAAGGATTGGAGGGGTCTTGGTGAGAGGTCAATCTTCAACAAGATTTCTGAAATTTCAGGATGGGATACTAAGAAGTTTAACCTTGTATATAGACTCATTGAAAAAATCAATGTAGGTATTGAGTTTGAGGTTACTGATACCTGTGAAAATTGTGGAGGTGAAATAAAAGTTCCTATTTCCTTTCCCGACGGATATAAATCAATATTTGTTCAGACAATTTCAGATATCGGAGACGAACTTCTATGATAACGTAATCATAGCAATGGAGAATCTTCACATGGACTATGCTACGATAATGAATCTTTGGATGTATGATTTTCAGAACATACTAGAAAGATATGGTAAGATGATTGAAGAAAGAAAGGAAGATGAGAAAAAACAAAATGAAGAATTTGAGAAAGCTCATCCACTACCATCACCAGATAAGTATCTGAGGGGATATGGTTCTAATGTTCCGAAGATTCCAAATATGAATAACATAAAACTATAAAAAAAAAAGAGAGGTGTTTTAAACACCTCTCTTTTTTATACTTTACCCAAATCATTTACATCTTTTGTCACTCTTTTCTTTTCAGAAAGTTTATCTAGTTTTTTCAAAACATTTCCAATCTTTTCACTTGTGTCAAGTTTTCCAAGATTTCTTATATTCTCTTGTGTTCCTTGATTTGGATATATATTCTCAATTTCTTCCACTATCGGTCTGTTTGGGTCATCTTGAATAACATCTCCGATATATTCTTGAGTGTGACTTCTACTATCTGTAGGATAGATGTTTCCAAGTTGTGAGACATTCGGTCTTGTTGTTTCATCCGGTGTAACGTCACCAATATGTCCTTGAACAAGTGGAGTACTTTGTTGTGGATATATGTTGTCTATAACTTCCACTATTGGTCTGTTTGGGTCATTTGGTAATACATCACCCAAGTTACTTACGTTTTTACTATTACCATCCGTAGGATATATATTTCCAATGTTTGTTGTGTTTGGAACTTGTGGTTCGTCTGGCAACACATCACCCAAGTTACTTACATTTACACTAGATTGTTGATTTGGATATATATTTCCAATGTTTGTTGTGTTTGGAACTTGTGGTTCGTCGGGTAATACATCTCCAATATATCTTTGTCTTCTTGGTGTGGTAAGTGTCGGATAAACATTTCCAATCTGTGTAACATTTGGTACCTGTGGGTCATCCGGTAATACGTCTCCTATATAACCTTCTATCGGTGGAGTAGTATTTGGTGGATACACATTTCCTATATTATCGATTGGTGGAACTTGTGGTTCGTCGGGTAATACATCATCGATATAACCTTGAATTGTCGTTCTTCCATTTGGTGGATACACATTTCCTAACTGTGTAATATCTGGTCCAGGAATATCATCTGGAAGTACATCATCTATCGTGTTGATTATATATGATGGATTGTCATCCGGTAACACGTCACCCAAACCGGTGACTATTCCGTTTGACATTGTTGTATTTACACCATTTATAACAACTCCACTTCCATGTTCCATAGGTACTGTTTCCAAGTTGTCATTATCATTGACATTACCTATTCGTTTTACATATCCATTTGCAATGACAGATGTTACACCGTCGAGTTGTGGAACACCAAGATTAATTGTTGTGTTGTTTGTATCCGGAGAAGCGTTATAGTCTATTGCACCAACAGTACTTGTATTGTTACCTGGGAAAACTATATGTTCTATTTCTTCCAAATATGCACTATACACATTACCTCTATCTTGTCCAACTGAGGCGGCCACACTTGTGGCGAGATATTTGAATAATCGTTCAAACTCTTTTCTTGATTCGGTTAAATTCTCATTTACAGATTCAATTGCACCATGTGTTGCAATACCTTCCATATATCTGTCTCTCATCTCAATGCCTCTGTCTCTATTTAACCTTAGTCTTCTATACTCTTCATAATCGTCATTATTGACATTACCTAATGGAGAATTATCGAAATATCCATGTTTAACAACCTCATAATTTTGTGAACCATCATCTTTTGGTGTATTTTCGAGTGGGTCGTTGATATTCACATTTCCAAGACTTGAATACTTGTTTCCTTTGGTTCTTGAAATAATTCCGACCATATTTGGAACTTCTCTGTCATCTTTTATTGATTTTTCCAACATGTCGTTTTCATTCACATTACCTATTGATGAAACCATATAGTCTTGTACGGTTGAATTTATTCCATTGAGTTGTGGTTCGTCTATCTGTGTACTTGAACGTTCTTTCGCCGAGTCGTTAAGATTGACGTTACCAAGTGGAGAGTTCAACATATAGTTCATCTTATTAAACAAAGTTTCAGGATGTTCTGATTTCTGTTGTGGAACGGTACTATGTCCGTCAAGTCCCTCCAAGTCACCTGTAAATTCTATCTTGTTTTCTTGAACTTTAATTCTTCTATTGTTGTCATTGACGTTTAAAAGACCATTTAATTTTGGTTTTCTTTCATCAAACTTTTCGGAAGTCATTGTATATGTCTTTGTTCCAAGTGGATATTTCAACTCATCAAGTTTTTTGGCGTTTCTATTGGAAATACTTACAGATGGTCTATGTGGTCCTTTTGAAAGATTTCTTAGAAGATTATGTTTCATATCCTCGAAAGGTAGATAATTTATCACACAGTCACTATAACTGAATGTGAAATTGGTCATTCTCATATCACCACGGTCTGCATTAGAAACATTTTCGAAGATACTTCCGGTTTCTTCGGGTATGATTTCACATCCAAAGAATTTAAACTCGATTGCAGACATTGAATTGAGTGCAACTTCTACAATCTTTGGAATATTGAGCTGTCCACTTTTTCTTATTGCTCTACCCAATGATGTTGTCATCTTATAGAAGTTTCTTATGTCATGTACAAAAACAGAACAATTGAATCTTCTGAGATTGACTGGTACACGTTCTCGACGATATTGTGCATCATATACGGCATTAAAGTATTTGTTGAACATTCCACTAACTTTTAAATCGAGTGATTCGTAGATTGTTATAGATATTTTATTATCAATGGAACCACGAAAACTATCCTTTACACCATAATTGTTTTTGTATGCTTCGTCTAGACCGGTTATAGTCTGCATAAGATATGGATACTCTGTTGTGAGTCTTGTCATACCTCGAATAAAACCAAGCATGTCATATACAGTTTGTGGGGCATCTGGTATGGTTGTTTTGTTACTATTTTGGAATGTTTGGTCATCTTCTACTCCGGATGACACATCACCCGTATGGAGTCTTGCATCCTCACTTGCCCTTCTAGAACCATTATATTTAATTTCTATATCATCTTCTATGACCGATATTGATTCATTTACATCAATTAAATCGTTCTTTACATTTTCCAAATCCTTTTCTCTCTGTGAATATTGGTCATTCTCATATTTGGCAGTTGTCTCTCTTACTTTCTGTATCAACTCACGTTCTTTTGATTCAAGGTTTTCAAGTTGTTTTTTATAGTCTGAAAGTTTTGCAAGAGTGTCTGATTCATTGACATCTACTGTTATTGTTATTTTTATCTTTCTATACTTACCACCTTTTTTGTATGCTTCAGAACCATCGAAAGTAGACTTGCTGTTATCTATTGGGAGTGCCGTATATGAACTATAATCAGATGGTTCTTCCGTCTTTATTGTACACGATGTGACTTTTACAGTAGAGGAATCAACAGATGAAACAATAGACTGAACATTGTCAGGATTCCTGTCATATTGTGAAATTGTTGTCTGCAACATGGAATCCAACGATGAAATCGTATTGACAATATTGTTATATTGTTCCAATGAATGTGAAGACCGGTTTCCGGTTGGTTTGAGATTTATGACAGCATTGTCCATTCTGTTAAGAAGTTCTTTCAACTTATTACGGACGGCTGTTTCGAAAGTTTCTTTGTTGGCGGATGTTGATTGGTTTTCAAGTGCTTTGATTTGCCTTCTTATTTTTGACATTTCGTCTTGCACACGTTTCAGTTCATTCTCTGCATTTTTCTTTTCGTTTTCAATCTGTCTGTGGGCAGCCTTGTTCTCTTCATTGTCTAAATATTCTTGAAGTTCAACCATTTGACCAGATAATAACGAAGCGTTCTCTTGTAAATCTTCTTTTGAAATATAATCCGAAATCGACTTGGTTTCAGAACCGTCACCAAGTGAGAAGTGTCCACCTTTGTCTTGTGATGAACCAAAGTCTTTCACTTGTTTATCAACCATGTAAATATATTCAGTTGCACCGTATGGAAGTCCATCTACATATACATTATGTTGCATTCCATATCCTATCTCGGAATTGTTCGGAAATTTTTCTTTGGTGAGTATGGCAGATATATCATACGAATTGACAGAAGAACGAATCAATGCAGAATAGTTGTTTCTCAAACAGTTCTCAATTTCGTCAGCAATGTTTCTGACAGAACTTCTATCGTCTGTTTTGGTTCTGCCTGATGCAATACCGTCATATTCTCCGATTGTATAGAACAAAGGAGAATTTAATTTGTCGATGGATAATGTGAAACCGGTAAAGATAGGGTCTTCTATGTCGGCATTTGAATTTCTGTATGAGAAATCATGTGAATACTGAGCACCCCAAAATCTTTCTCTGGCTTTATGACCATTGGATGAAAACATAAATGTGTTGTCCAAATTTGAAAAACTTGGTCTGAAGTCTTCATCCAGCATATCTCTATGTGATTCATCAAGATTTATATTACCATTAGGATTACTAACTGGTGATGGTTCATCTATATTTGCTGTAGGATGGACATAAGTACCATTTTTTTGGTCATTATATTTTATATCTTCTGCCATTTTATTTTTTCTTTGTATTATTTATTCACTTCCACCATTGTCCATATTATTGAACCATGAACCGGTAGTGTTATCGAATCTATATTTTTCGTTTATTGCTCTCCTTGCAAGGTCATATTCTGATTTTAAGTTTGGTTTATATTCTATTCTATTTAAAACCAGTTCTGTTTGGAGGCGTTTTTTATTCTTGTTATATACTATTTTCATTTCTGTTACAACATACCAACCGGATAATGCTCTGTTAAATACACCTTTTAATGGGTCTTTTCTTTCACCCGATTCATCATCGAAGAAAAGAATGTCGTCGTTGTTTTCTTGGACCATTTCCTTATAATTTTCGTTCCAATATTCCCTTATTTCTCTTCCTTTTAACTTATTTGATGAGATTGGGTTTTTGTCGAAAATATCAACCCATATTCTACTGAACTTTGTAATACTTGGATTGTAGTTCTGAAGACGAACATGGAGACCACATTTTTTCAAACATCTCATTTGAAAATCATTTTGGTATTTTGCAAAATAATAATGTTTGAAAGTGTTTGTTGTATCCACCTCTCCGACATTTACAAACGACTCCATTGAAGCGAGATTGTCCGGAGAACTCATATCTGTATCAAGATACACATGGTTTGTTGTCTGTGTGAGATTTAATGGAATGTATGATGATTGTGACACCTCGTCCGGTAGTTCGGAAATCTGTTGACCGTCACCATCACGTTCAAGATTGTCTATCGGTGCTATCACAAATTCACAATTTCTGCAACCCCAGTCACCTGTGTTTGAATCAGCATAGGCGAGATGTATACGATATCCGTCATTAAGAGAACTACTTCCGTTATTGACTTCTGAATAAACTTCTATGAAGTTCGTCCATCCTGAAAAATATTCGTTGTTAGTTAAAAAGTAATAGCTCACTTGTTGTTCTGTATTGAATAAATCATCGTGTCCATCTTTTATAACTATTTCGTTTTCTGTGAGTTTTTCTTTATTATCTGGTGGTTCATTCTCTGGTCTTGACGCCTGCTGAATGTTTGAATATATTATTGCCGGTGTGTCGGTTTTTTCTCCACCATGTGAAAGAAGACTGTGACATTCTATGAAATTGAATACATAGTATTGGTCGATAAATGAGGTGAAGAATGAATATTGACTATAACAAGCATGATTTGCAATACTTTTCATAAAGTCAAGAAGTGTTTTGTTCTGCTCATTGTTCCACTGCATTTCATCTATGTTGTTGTCTTTTGTGAAGTTGGTTGCAAATCCAAGACCGGTGTATACTGAAAGGTTGAACAATGCTTGTCTTGCATTGGTTTTTGAATCACACCAAGACTCTTTCCTAGAACCACCTGGTACAGAAAGTGTTCCTGTTATCTTATATTTTAGAACACCACCTGTGTTCTGTGTTGCACCTGGATTTCCACTTCTGTTTATACTTGTGATTATGAAGTCTTGACGTATTGGTTTATAATACATTTCGTCACCATATCCACCTATATATATCTGTACGGTACTACCTTCTTTCGGAAACGCTGTCGAAAGAAATGTATTGTCCATGTCATAAAATTCAACCATCATTGTAGGCAAGAATGAAGAGTAGTCCAAATTAAAATTAACAAGACTCGTTTGTGGAATCCTGTATTCGTTAATTGTGACCAAAGGGAGTCTGAACGATATTCTTTCAGGATAGTTGTTTGGTCCCTTGTGTTCCAATTCACTTATGTTCATCTGTGTCACAGCCAATGATGGTTCAATTAATTGTGCAGTAGATATTTCTCCACCATTTATGTTTATGTAATTACTGTTCAAATCCCCGACGGGAAAAATCTTACTTATAACTTCTTGGTCTGTCATTATCTTACTCTGTATCTTTGTCCTTCAACTATAACATAGTCTCCGGATTTAATTCCAAAATCATTGACAAAAACTCTTCTTCCATCTTCGAGTTCCACCAATGTTCCATTTTCTGTTGTCATAATTGGACTTACAACATCATCGTGATTGTCTATATCAACTCCATCAATTCCTCTGTCAAGACTATCGTCGGTTGGTTCTGTTGTCCATTTTGTGTACCAGTAGAAAGCATCGTATGCCTTTGGTTTGTATTCAACTTTTCCATCGATTGTCATTCCATAATGAAGTTTGAATACATTTTTGGACTTCAACATATTGACTCCACCTTTTTTTCTATTACCGGTTTTTGCTGCTCTCTTCATAATCATACGAGAAAAAAACCGTTTAAGTTTTTGATTACTTGCATACTTGTTGTCAATATTTTCATAATAGTAAATCCAACCTTTAAAATCAGTACCATCTTCATTTAAAATAGGAGATTTGTATGCACAGATTTCATTTCCACGTTCTTCTAACTCATCGATTCTTTCTTGTAATTTTTCCGCCTTTTTCTTTTGTTTGTCTTCATTTATTTCAGATACTTGTGTCTCTAATGCTTCCATCTGTTGCTCATAACTGTCAGTCTCATTATAGTATATTGGAGATAAAGTATTCTCTATTAGTTCTTTACCTTCGAGACATTTTCCAGTAAATAGTTCAATTATAGAATCTATAAAGTCAAGTAACCATTTGATATTCAATATATCAATAATTTTTTCCTTTATAATTTTTGCACTATTTAGTCCATTGAGCATTATTTTAACGAGATTGTCTATCTGTTTAATGATGTCTATACCGAAGTTTATAACTCTTCTTAATTCGTTGAATATCACTTTTGCACATTCAAACCATCTTAAAACTTTATACAATGGGTTGTCGAAACAAGGACCAAGTGATGTGGGACATGGAATTTGTGCAATCGTTACTGAGATAGTTACGGTTAAGTTTTTAAGGGTTTCTTTGATTGAATCACAATCCATTTCTATAGCATCACAACAATCGTCGATATATTTTGAACCACTCATCTTATTCGGGTCTCCTGTGAAAAATTCCTTTATTTCAAATATGGATTGCTTATATTGGTTTTCCATAATTGTCCATTCATCTTTAATGTTCATTCCGAACATCTTGATGTCTTGTTCAAATCGTTTAAGTTCAACAAGTGCAGTCTCTTTCATCTTCTGTGCCATTTTGGCTTTCTTAGCCTGTAGTTTAGCCTTTCTAATATCTTTGGCGACACTTCTTTTTGCAATCTTTTCTTCTTCTGTAAGAGATTGCATACTTTTTCTTCTTTCTTGTGCAGAAGATTTTCTTTTTTCTCTGAGTATTGCTCTTATTTTCTTTTTGTCCCCTTCGGCTTCTTCCACGATTCTCTTATACTCATCAGACTCTTTGAACTCTCTTGTTTTTTCTGATATTGTATTATGGGTGTCGTCTAGTTTTGCTTTACCAAAAGCTAGAACCGTATCAAGATTAAGATATGGTAACTTATCTATACCGGCAACAATAAGACCTATCTGAGTTGCAAATCCAATGAAACCTGTTGTTATTTTTCCAATGTTGAAATTTCTTGCAATGGTTGAAACTGTATCTGTTGCAACTGAAGCAAGTTCTCCACCCATAGAACCATCTCTACTTGATTCTGAAATCATATCAAGTTGTTTTGTGGTATCTTCTTTTACCATATATTCACTGAATGCTTCGTTCAAATAGTCGTTGGTTTTTTTCATTGTATCGTTTATCGTATCAATAACGGGTTGTAGTTTGCTTTTGACTCCTTTATTTAACTCATTTCCATTATCAACAATGTTATTAACACTATTTGAAATATCGTTCAATCCCTCGTGTATATCTTCCACACTATCTTCAAGAAGATGTGATGCATCATTTGAATCAATGGCGGCATCTTCCAACAATCCTGTTGTACTTGTTGTCAAATAGTCTATGTTGTCGGTTGCATGGTGCAGGGCGTTTACCATACCTTGTGTTGCATCAGTGGCTACATTGGCATAATTGGTGAGTGTTCCCATGATGTTATTCACACTTCCTTCTAAAAAGTCTGATGGAAAATTTGTATATGCTTCTAGTATAATGTTTATACGTTCCGAAAAATCCTTAATTTTACATAATAGAATAGTTACCTCATCAATAACTTGTGAAGCAAATTCTTCTGGACTTGGAATAAGAACGACACTTTTGGCAATCTGATTCATATATGCCATCCTTTTGATTGCCGTCCTTACACTTGGTTTTATATACTTTCCACCCTTACTTTTATTTTCTACTGTTTCCATTTTTTAACTCCATTTGTAATTTACAAGTAACTCATTCTTTGCATTATCGACAATGAGTGTGTTGTGTGTGTCATCAATTATAAATTGACTTAGTATAACGTTATGTAATTCTTCCTCACATAATTTGTTCCAAAGTCTAAAGTTGGTGATGTTATGTCTAGAAGATATTAAGTCATAGTAACACGTTTCTCCAAAATCAAATGAACCGGTGTCATTTGAACTTACTCCAACCAACTTGAATACTGATTTTGTGTTTTCAAGTTTTTCAGAACCGGAGACATCATACAACCATATATTTGAATGTCCTTTGTTCATTCCAAGTAAAACAACATACCATTTATCTTCAAAACCATCGAAATCAAATGAGTACATAAATCTCTCATCGTTCAACGTCATAAGTATTTGTGTAGGTGTTTGTTTTAATACTAATGTATTATTCTCACCATTAAATCTCAATATCTCATTCACATCGTGTGCAATAACTTTTGAACAATTTATTACTGAACAATTTGAATCAAAAGTTCCTTCAACATCAACAATGTTTTTTGCTTTATTGACACTTGTTATCATCCTATATCCGTCAGCACTTCCGGATTTTGTTATTTTCAAATAATTTCCGACGACTATATTGTTGTCCCATCCATTTAATGTGAGACGGATATTCCCTTCTCCGTTATCTGAAATAGACTTTATCAAAATGTTGTTTGATATGTTTTTATCCGTGAATCTTGGTCGTAGTAAGAAACTAACCATTCTTTGGTTATCACTTGAAAATCCTTCGGTGTATTTGTATTCTACCGCCACTTTTCCTTTATCGATAGTTGTCATATCATAGAATCTGTCTGCAACCATAGTGTAGTCGTTAAATACTTTTTCTTCAACAATTCGGAGATTTACATCAAGTTTTCTTCTCAACCAGTCTTGTCCTTCAGCCAAATCACCAAGGTCGTTCAATTGGTTGTCTTTTCTGTTATCTGCATATTCTTCTTTAATTTCTTCCTCAAATTTTCCTTCCGCTGAGAAAATAAGTGTATTGGTATCTTCTTTTAATTCTTCATCTGCAAATCCGACAGAAGACATCTGTTCGTAAGGTGTCAAGGAAACTCTCCAATATGTCCCTAAATAACCGAAATCATCAGGTTCGGATACAGAATCCACTCTGTACATTTTATTCATGTAGGATTGAAAATAGAGGTAGTCGTGAGGGTCTGGATGTGTACCTTCACCGAACACATTCCAAAATTCCTGTTTTACGATATGAACCTCGAATTGGACAGGGTAATCCATCATCATAGAGTTGAACTGAATTTCCCTTGTTGGAAGTTGATTGTCTGGAATAAGAACCTTCACGTTCTTTTTATCGACAACATTCTCGAGACTATACTCTTTCAATACAACGTCACGAGACCTTTTGTCCGCTTCTGTTTTGAAATATAGACAACAGATACCAAACATATTACTTACCAACTTACACATCTGTTGGTATATTGAAAGTGAATTTCCAAGTGCATAAGGATTAAACAAATTCTTACCGTCACCACATCCACAGTCATATACAATCTGAGGTTTACAACAGTTTCCACCGGTACCTTGTCCAGCTGGTGTGTTCCAATAACATGCCGGTATAGGTGATTGGATGTTGTTCATATATTCAACATCGAGTGTTATTGATTCGACACTCAGTTCTACATCATCTGAACCTATCTTTGTAAACTTGTATTGTATATATAAAATTGGGGAGACACTTATCTTTGATAAGTTTTTATTTGTAAGTTCCTTATAATCTGACCAAAGAATTTTATCAACGGAATATCTGAACTCTTTTTTATAGTAGTTGTTTTCGTCTTCGTTTTTCACAATACAATCAAATCCAGATATACTTTTGATGTCCTTATATTCTATCACATTGGATGTGATATAGTTTTTTTCATCCATCACATAATGCTGTTATATATGGTATTTATGTATAAAAAAAGGACAACGACTATTCGTTGTCCTTTCAATTTTATATATCGAGTTTTAAATTGTATTTTTCAAAAACATCACCGAAACCGATTGAATTTATTCTCTTATAGAACATTTCTTTTTGGTTTTCGAAAATAGGTTGGTTGGCGAGAAAACTTCTATTGCATAATGTAAACAATCTTTTGTAATGATAGTTTATGATGTATTTTACAAACCTATTATATAAATCATACAATCCTTCTTTGTCTAGTGTTATGAACACATCTTCGATAAAAAAAGTTTTTTTATCCAAAAATGCAAGTAGGTCTCCCATACCTTTAAATCCTTCCATTTCCGTTTTTTTGATGAGTTGCATTTTTTCAGTTCTCAGATTACATGAAACTTTAAACCCTATTAAATGTTCTTTCAACAAGTCAAAATCAGTTTCATATATGTCTTTGATTTTGACTTTATATGTTGTTCTTTCGTTAAAAGTGTGTTTTTCAAGTATGATTATTTTTATCGGGAGTAGAAATTCTGGGTCTGTTACTGAATTAAGAATTGCATAACATTCAGTACCGATATTAAACGTTCTAACCATTTACTTTTTCTTTAAGTTCTTCGAATTTACTTTCCATATCTTTTTTAGATGATGAAACTCCATTTCTACCATAATTCTCAAGTTCTTTCAATTCTTTATCTGACAATACAAAACCATCAAGTTCTCTTGGTTGTTTTTTACTAGTGAGTTTCTTCACTTCCTTTTTTTCATCTTCGTCAAATTCTTCTTCGTCAAGTTCTTTTTCTGTTATTACATTTGGTTTTGGTGTGTCTGTTTTTTCAACTTTTATTTCTTCTTTTTTTTCTTCTTCTTGTTGCTCGTTGCTGTTTAGATAATCGGTGAGACATTTTATGAAACCAAGTGCAATCAATGGGAGTATGGCACCTGATATACCGGCAATAATTCTTTTTTGGTCAATCGGTTCCATTTCTGTGAGTCCGAACAATTCTGACCAACTAATATATTCTCCTAGTCCGACATATGCAGCGTATGTGTTCGCCATACACTGGAATAATGTCAAGATGACGAACATAATCCATACTATGTCAAACCCTTTTTTTCTTCTTGTCAATGCACCGAATAAACATGCCATCTGACCGATTTCAAATGAGCAAGCGAGTACGGTACTCATCCAACCCTGGTGTGCAAGGTTGAAGAAATGAATACTCGAAATAAGGCTTACTATAGCCACGATAATGTATAACAACAGGTATGAACCCATTGTTGAATATTTAATAATCTTCTCTTTATTCATATACTATTTTCATATTTTTTTATTTATGGAAAAAGGTGGTCTTTTGACCACCTTTTCTTGTTTTGTTACCCGTTCATTTCTTTCTGACAAAAAATTGATAACCTTTCAAATGCATCGCTGTAAATTTTTTTTACAACAGGTAGTGGTACTTCAAGTTCATCGGCCATGAATTGAAAGTTGTTATGTTTCAATTCTTTGTATTCATCTAGTTTAAGTTTTATCTTGATAGTTTTCTGACC